TAATTAACTCAGTATCTGCATTACTTAACTGATGTAAATATTGTCTCATTTCTGTAATTTCATCAAAAACATATAATAATTCATTTATTTTTTTTTTTAAAAATGAATTTTCTCTTTGTAGTTTGCTTATTTCTAAATAATATGGATTAACTGATGCTCCTCCTTTATATTTTTTATTTTTATTTTTATTTTTAATACTCTTTTTCTTGTTATTTTTTCTTTTTTTTATATTTTTTTTTGATTTTTTCATTATATATTAAACTCATATAAATTTTTTTTCACCATTTACATAATCAATAATATCATTAATATTAGCAGTAGTATATGTAATGTTTTTATTATATTTAATTTTCCATAAATGTTGATAAAATTCAAATGTGCTATTAAATTCAGAAATATTTATATTAATTATATTTCCATTATAGTCTCTAATAAACATTATATATTATAAGTAAAATATATTTATATTCGTTAAATATTTATTTAGATAGTATATATAAAATATAATAATGAATTTAGAAACATTAAAGAATTATGCTTTATCATCTAAAACTTGGATAATAATAATAGCTTTATTAGGATTTATAGCTATAGCAGTATACATATTTCAAGAATATATGTCTCCATCAATGAATCCTGAATATATTGAAAATAATGAATTTATTTCATCAGAAACCGAAAATAAAAAATATAGCGATTTATATTTATTTAGAGCTAATTGGTGTCCATATTCAAAAAAAATAGTTCCGATATGGAATGAATTAAAAGATAAATATGATAATAAGAAAGTTAATGGATACACGGTAGTGTTTAAAAGTATTGAAGAAAAACAAAATGCGGATTTATTAGCCGATTTTGAAAAAACTTATAGTAAAGAAATAGATGGATATCCTACTATCATATTAGTAAAAGATACACAAGTTATTGAATTTGAAGCAAAACCCACCTACGAAAATTTAGAACAATTTTTAGAATCTGTATTAATCTAAGTTGTCTAACCATTCTTTTGATACTTTTTTTCCATAATCTATCCATTTTTTTCTTACTTCTTCACTAGTAATTATTTTTGATGCATCTTTTAAATTAGTTATATCAGCCAATATATTTAAATGATATGGATTATCTATATATTTATCTCTTATGTTACAGTGATGTAATTTAATAAATAATTTGTAAAAATATTTAAATACATTATCTTCTTTTAATATTTTTAATGAATTTTCATCATTATCTATCATATTCATCGAAAATATTTCAGTTAAATCACATTCTTCATTATTAATACATTCATTTATTGGATATGAAATATCTAATCCACCATCTATATAACATATATTATTAACGTATAATGGTTTAAAAACAAATGGCATAGATGATGACATATAGATAGCATTAATTAATTTCATATCAGGTTGTGTTATATAGTTAAATTGTTCTGATTTAAATGTATTTGTATTAACCGCATAAATATTTAATTTTATATCACTAAAATCATATAATTCTTTTAAAGTTAATGTATCTAAGTTTAAATCACAAGATTTAAAAAATGGATTTATAAAATCTTTCAACATTTCTATACCAATAATACCTTTTTTATCTATTATGTTTAAATAATCATTAGTGTCAAAATTAAAACATTTTTCCCAAGGTCGTTCAATACAATATTTAATTATATCATCCCAATTTTGTTTTAAACATAATACAGCTCCTATAACGGATCCTGCTGAAACTCCATAAATACCTTTTATATTATTCATAACAAAAAAATCATTTTTCTGTAATTCATATAGTGCCCCCACTAAATTTAATACTTTGTATCCTCCACTAGGCAATACTAAATATTTAATCATTATATTAATAATAATGTTATTTTTTATACTTTTTTTTCTAATAACAAATTAAGATGGATTATAATAAAGAATTTAGAGAAAAAATTAATATGGATGAATTATATTCCAATAAAAAAATTGAATTTCAAAATAAAACTAAAATATATCAGAAAATATTATCTAGGATACATAAAAAAATAAAACACACATCAAAATTAAAAAATAACGATGAATATTGTTTTTATCTTATACCTGAATTTATTTTAGGAACTCCAAAATATGACGTTGGGGCTTGCACTGCATATGTAATTAATAAACTTCAAGAGAATGGATTTCAAATAAAATACACGTATCCTAATTTATTATTTATATCTTGGAAACATTATATACCTGATTATGAAAGACAAAAAATAAAAGATAATACTGGAATGAAAATAGATGGATTTGGGAATGTTATTAAAAAGAAATCTTCTAATAATAATCCTAATTTATTAACATTAAAAGATTCTAATAAAAAACAAGTATTAACAAAAAAGAAGGATTATAAACCTATTACTAGTTATAAACCTTCAGGGGTGATATATAGTAATGATTTAATTAAAAAAATTAATAATATTACAGAATAATAAATCAATTTTTTAATTTTTTTTCTAATATTTTTTTATTAACTTTATCTTTTAATTTATATGTTGTTTTTAATACTATATATAAAAATAATGTTACAAATATTAGATCAAAAAATATGTTAATAAATAATCCATAATTAATTGTAACAGCACCATCTTCTTGCGCTTGTTTTAAAGTAATATATGTATTATTTACTGTATTTTCACCTGGAGATAAAATTATAAATAAATCTTCAACGTTCGCTCCTACTCCAAACCCTATTATTATAGGCATTATTATATCTACTACTAGACTGTTAACAGTATTTTTAAATGATCTAGCTATTATCATTCCTACTGCAATATTAATAATATTTTCTTTAAAAACAAATTTTTTCCATCCAGTATAAAAATGTTCTGCATTAATTATAACTTTATTTTTGATTAATTGAGTTAAATCTATTATATCTCCAGTTACTTCATCAAATGTTCTATCTACATCATTATCTGGAATATTATATTTAGAAGTTAAAGTATTCATTTTATTAATATTTATTAAAAATTTTAAATATATTTAATAAATATTTTATTTATCACTTTTTTGTAATTCAGTAGTATCGGTTCCTATTAATTCATCTCCTAATTTATTTAATTTTTCCACTTTATTAATAGTAGAATCTATCATTTTAGATTTTATTATACCTTCAAATATAGATAATCCTTTTTGATAATCTTTTTCACATTGAATATATAATTCAGTTATTATATTTCTAGTTTTAGGTATTATATCATTATTTAATACATCTTCGTTCATTTTAGAATTAATAGTTATTTGTTTACTAGGATGATTTATATCATAAACAAAAATTTCACTTAAAATATCCAATAATTTATTTTCATATTTTTTTGTTTTATTAATCATATTTTTCAAATGATTAGCGTATGCTGCAAATAATTTATCAGTTGGTTTTCCAGTATAAGATTTATTCCATTTAGAATTAGGATCTTGACATAATTCTTGATTATGAAAATCCTTTAATTTAATATCAGAGAAAGATTTAATTAAAGGTATTTGTTCACCATATTCATCTAGATCACCTTCTTTAGGTAATTCTTTTTTTCCAGTAAATGTTGTATAAAATAAATATAGATGTTTATTATATTCTTCTTTAGATTTTTCGCTCATTTTATCGAATGAAATTTTATTATCTTTTAAATTTATTTCATCATAATATAATTTTTCTAATTCTTTAATACCAGGTTCATCTGCCAATGTTTTTGTTTCTATAACATCACTAGGTAACATCATCTCTTTTACATCATTATTATTTTTTTGAACAGGAGGTAATTCAGAATTAGGTAATTGTTGAACATATTCATTAGCTTTTATAATTTTTGGTATAATATCATCGGTAGATGTTGATTCATCTAATTTTTTAGGTTCATTTTCTAATGTCTTAATGTTATCATCTAATTCTTTTAATTCATTGTCTTTTTCTTCGTTTAAACTAGGACCAACCGCAATTTCAGCTCCTCCTACCATTAAAATATTATCTCTATTTCCTTTGATATTAGAAGTGCAATTATTTCTTTTTATAGTTATTCTATTTTCGGTGCTTTCAGTTGGTTTAAGTTCTTGTATTCTTCTTGAACATATATTAAATAATCCAGTTCTAAGATTTGGTTTATAAACATCAGAAATATTTTTTTTATTTGATAATTGCTGTATTTGTTTAATACCATTAATATCTTTGTAAATATATAATGGATTTACCGCTTTTACTATACTAGCAAAAACGTGTGCAATTTTAACATAATATTTTCCTATTCCTTTACAGGCCTGATTTTTTAAAAATTTATTAGATATATCAAGTTCATTTATTTTTTCTTTTTGTAATGGAACAACATTAGCTTTTGCTGTATGATATATTGGTTTTCCATTTTTTATTTTTTGAACTAAATAACTAATCTCTAAATCTTTTAAATTAGATTTTATAGCTTTTCCTGTTAAAATAGCTATTTTTTCACAGTATTCTGGTTTGTCTAGTTTAACTAAATCATCAAAAGTCATACTATAAATATAATTAGCAGCTATATGATTAATATGTCTAATAATTTTGTTATTTTCATCATTAGATTGTTGTGGTAAATTGTCTTTATTGGGTGAGCTTACTTTATTACCCATATATGATAAATATATATATTAAAATTGAATTAAAAGTAACTTATTATAATTATTTTAATAATGTCTACTAATAGTGCAAAAAATACTACTAAAAAGATAAAAGTTAAAAAAAATAAAGCAAAATTATGGGAAGCGTTTGATAATGAAATTACTAGAGATAGATCAAATAGTCTAGAATTACTATATTCAAAACAGAGTATAAAAAGTAGAGAATTTTGTGAATTATGTAATAGTCCATTATCTTATTCAGAAAATAGATATTTGACATGCACTAATAATAAATGTAGTGTTATATATAAAGACTCATTAGATGAAACAGCAGAATGGAGATATTATGGAGCTGATGATAACAATTCAATAGATCCTACTAGATGCGGAATGCCTATAAATCCGTTGTTAAAACAATCGTCATACGGATGTAAAGTTATTTGTGGAGGTAAATCATCTTATGAAATGAGAAAAATAAGAAGATATACTGAATGGCAATCTATGCCCTATAAAGAAAAATCTCAATATGATGAATTTGAAAGAATAAAAACTATGTCAAAAATTGGTGGAATTCCTAAAATAATTCAAGATGAAGCTCTTAGACAACATAAAAAAATATCAGAAATGAGAACTTTTAGAGGATTTAATAGAGATGGTATTATAGCAGCGTCTGTTTATTTATCTTGTCGTATTAATAATTTTCCTAGAACTGCAAAAGAAATAGCTAGTATTTTTAAATTAGATCCTACTGCAGCTACTAAAGGTTGTAAAAATGCAGGACACTTATTAGAAAAAGATGAAACTAATAAATATGGTGATAGTAAGACTAAATTCTATCAAACCAAACCTATATCATTTATTGAAAGATATTGTAGTAGATTAAATATGAATGCTGAATTAACTAAATTATGTAAATTTATAGCGCATAAAATTGAAAAAAATGATTTGATTCCAGAAAATACTCCACATTCTGTTGCTGCTGGAATAGTATATTTTGTATCTCAACATTGTAATCTAAGCATAACAAAAAAACAAGTTAATAAATATAGTGAAATTAGTGAAGTTACTATTAATAAATGTTATAAAAAACTAGAAAAACTAAAAAAAATTTTATTGCCTCCCGTTATATTAGAAAAATATTCAGCTTAACTATTTATTAAATCATTTATAGCTTTATTTCTCACTCTATTCCAATATTGTCTACCTTCTTTACCTCCATTATGTGTTAATTGATTTTCGTGTAATCTATAAAAAAGTAACGGTTCTTTCATATTATAAATTTTACCATATTTTTTCATAACTTTTAATATTAAATAAAAATCTTCATACATTGATTTTATATTTGATTCATAATTACCTACTTCCAATATTTTTGATTTTCTAAAACAAAATGTTGGATGATTCATTAGCCAATGCGGCTTTAATTTCATTTTTATATAATCTTTCCAAGTATAGTTAGGATGAGATGTCATAGTTTCAATATGATTTAAATTTTTTCTGAATAATAATATTTGAGCACCGCATAATGCGCAATCTTTATTTTTATCCATAAATTCTAATTGTTTTTGTATTCTATTAGGATACATTATATCATCAGAATCCATTCTCAATATTATTTCATCTGGGCATAAATTTACTCCTTTTCTTAATGTAGGACCAATCCCTATATTTTTTTCATTAATATGATAATGAACTTTTATCCATCTTGTCTTTTTTTTAAAATTATCTAGTAACCTTTCTAATATCCTAGTATTTAATTCATCTGAGCCATCATTAATACACACTAAATTAATAAAAAAATGGCCTATTTGATCTAATATAGAATCTAATGTTTGTTTAAAAAATGAAGCATTAATATTATAACAAGGAATAAGAACCGATACCTCTCTTGTTGGTTTATTAAATTCATCAGGCAATGTAATATTATTCATTTTGTCATAATTTAATTTTGTAGATCCCCATTCTTGATGTGCATATACTTTACCATGACTTTGATATTTTATACCGCTTGAATGAATAGGAAGAAATAAATAACTAGGTAGTATTGAAATATTATTCCATTTTTTAGAAAAATAAACTCGAGTTAATAATCCGGGTCCCGTAGTTCTCCAAGCTCTTTTCTTAGTTTTACCAAAACTAACATCATTATTTTCAATATATTCTAACATTTCTTTTAATATTGGATGACCTTTAATAAATCCTATATTTCCATTTGCTATTAATGGATGAGTAGAAGCTAAAACATCATCATATTCTGGATTTCCTTTTGTCCATCCAACATTTCTAACTCTTTCATTCTCATAGCAAGCAAAGCCTTTTATACCTTTAAATAAATCATTTAATGGTTCTATACATATAGAATCTGCATCTAAATAAATACCTCCATATTTATATAATATCTCATATCTAAGAATATCTGCTTTTCCACATATTTCTTCCATTTCATTTATTTTATTTATTAAAGAACTACTAAAATTACGTTTTATAAATTCACTTTCATTCCATAATATATATTCGTAATCTGGATTTTTTTCTTTCCACGTATTCATCAACTTTGTTGGAGCAGGATTATTCCCTATCCATATTTGATGTATTATTTTAGGTATACTCATAATACTATTTAATAATATATAATCTTTAATTATTATTATTAAATTAATTATTAATTTTAATCCAATTTACGAATGGAAAAAGACCTTGTGAATCAACATTATTTAAATTTTTACCAAACCACTTCGAAGGATATGTTATTATTTTATTACTATTATTATTTAAATATGCTGCCCACCAACTAAAAGCACTATTTGCAATAATATTATGATCACAATTAGACATCATCATCATTTGTTCCCAATCTTTAGCATCTGTATTGCATTTTTTAAATTTTAAAGACTTTAATGCTTTGTCCTTTTTAATAAATCTAACGTAATCGGTAACTTTCTTTTCATCTTCTTTTTCATAAAAATATATAACTAAATAATCTTTTTTATTTGATCTTTTAATAATTTCTTTTAATGCATTTTTATAGTATGAAAATTTTAATATATTCCTTACATCCATATTATTAGGATGTTTAAAATCTCCTATTCTAAAATGCAATGAAATAGTCTCTTTATCATATAACTCATTATATTTTAGTTTTATTTCTTCTTTTTTTTCAATTAATCTTAATATGCTATTTATTTCATTAATTTTTGCATGAAAATATTTTGGATTTTGAAATAATCCTTTTATTTCAAAATCATCATTAAGATGTTTCTTTAAGTCTGGTAATGGTGTGAATTCAAACTTGGGTTCTTGATATAATCTATTACAATTTGAACTTTCTAACAAATATGGAACTAATTCTTTAAAAAAAGAATCCCAGTAAGTAGGTCTAGAATATCCTTGTCTATTTACAATATCTTGTTTATTTTTTTTAATTCTAAATTCTACATTAAAATGATTTGCATAAGCTATTAGCATAGAAATCTGAAATAATTGACTACCTAATCCTCCTTGTAAATTTAATATAATCATTAATAATATAAAAAAAGTAATATATTTAAATATTTTTTAAATATATTATTAATCCTCAAACATTTCTTTTATTAATTTATCTATATTGTCATATCTTCTTTTCCATCCTAGTTTTGATTCAGCTTTACTAGCATCGCCTAATAGTAAATTTACTTCGCACGGCCTATAATATTTTGGATTTATTTTCACCCTAATAATATCATTTTGATCATATCCAACTTCATCTTTTCCATTTCCTCTCCAATATAAATTATATCCTTTATGTCTGAATGAATGCATTATAAAATCTTTAACACTAATTGTATTACCAGTTGCTAATACATAATCATCTGGATTTTCTTGTTGTAACATTAACCACATTCCATAGACATAATCTTTTGCGTGTCCCCAGTCTCTTTTACTATAAATATTGCCTAATTCTATATACTCTTTTTTTCCAGAAAATATATCTTTAACTCCATTTACTATTTTCATTGTTACGAAATTTTCTCCTCTTCTACTACTTTCATGATTAAACAATATTCCGTTAACAGCAAACAAATTATAACCTTCTCTATATGTTTTTACCATATAATATCCATATAACTTAGCACAAGCATAAGGCGACACGGGATTAAATGGTGTTTTTTCATTTTGAGGACTTTCTAATACATCTCCATATAATTCGCTAGTTCCAGCTTGATAAAATCTTATTTTTTTTCTAATATCATCTGGAACTGTTCTAATAATTTCTAATAACTTCATAACTCCAATTCCATCTACTTCTCCTGTATATTCAGGAATTTCAAATGATATTTTAACGTGACTTTGTGCTGCCAAGTTATAAATTTCAAATACTTCAAATCCCATATTTGTATTTAAAATTTCATATATAAAATTTGATAAACCAGCTCCATCAGACATATCACCATATCTCATATTCAATTTATCTCGTATTTTATCTATCCTAGTTGTATTAAATAATGATGTTCTTCTTTGAATGCCATAAACTTTATAATTTTTTTCTAACAATAATTCTGATAAATAAGAACCGTCTTGTCCAGTTATTCCTGTTATAAAAGCTATTTTCATTAATAATATAAAAAAAGTAATATATTTAAATATTTTTTAAATATATTTTAATTTAAAAATCAGCATCAAATGTAAAAGCATCATCATTTTTTTGTCCACTGCTCAAAGAATAATCGCCAACTCTTTTTTCAAAAAAGTTAGTTTTTCCTTCCATTGAAATCATTTCCATAAAATCAAATGGATTGCTTGAATTAAAAATCTTTTTATATCCTAACTGAAGCGATAATCTATCTGCTACAAATTCTATATATTGAGACATTAATTTAGAGTTCATTCCTATCAACTTACAAGGTAATGCTTCTAATATAAATTCCTTTTCTATTTCGACCGCTTCTTTAATTAATTCCTTTATTCTTGATGATTTTGGTTTTTTTACTAACTTTGAAAATAGTAAAACAGCAAAATCTGTATGCATTCCTTCATCTCTTGCTATTAATTCATTTGAAAAAGTAAGTCCTGGCATTAATCCTCTCTTTTTTAACCAATATATTGCACAAAATGATCCAGAAAAGAAAATTCCTTCAACGCACGCAAATGCAACTAATCTAGTGGCAAATGATGATCTTTTGTCTTGAATCCATTTTAATGCCCAATCTCCTTTCTTTTTAATACAAGGAAAATTATCTAATGCCTGAAATAATTTGGTTTTTTCTGTTTCATCTTTAATATATGTATCAATTAATAAAGAATAAGTTTCACTATGAATATTTTCCATCATAAGTTGAAATCCATATGCAGCTCTTGCTTCCGGTAATTGAACTTCACTTAAAAACCTCATTCCAAGATTTTCAAGAACTATTCCATCTGATGCTGCGAAAAAAGCTAAAATCATCTTAATAAAATATTGTTCCTTATCGGTCAAGCTTTGCCAGTGTTTCATATCTTTTGAAAAATCTATTTCTTCAGCTCTCCAAAAGGAATCCATCATTTTTTTATACATTTTCCATACTGACATATCTTTTAATGGGAACATTACAAACCTGTTTGGGTTTTCACAAAGTAGGGGTTCTGCTTGAGTTTTTGACATCCTAAATAATATCAGTATAGATTTAAATATTTATAAAAATATATATTTAAGTCAATTTTAAAACGATTTATGTAAATAAATATATATTTTATTTTTTGTAATAAAACCCAATATTATTTATGTAAAAATATTATAAATACAATATTATTATTATATAAATGAGCTCATCGGAAAATGATATAGATTTATCCAATAGAGATAAACTATTAGAATTAATTCAAATTTACAAAAATAAAGGAAAAATTGAAATTGTTGAATTATTAAAAGATTTAGAATTACTTTCTACTCAAAATGAGATGCTTTCTGAAACAGTTGAATATTATTCTAATATTATTAATACTTTCAAAAATATAAAAACTCAAGAATTAGAAAAATTAAAAACTATTTTAGAAGAATTAAAACAAATTAAACCTGCGTCTGATTTACAACAACGACAATTACAACAACAACTTTCTGATATTAGTAAAAAATTACAACATTTACAAAATTTAAATAATGAATAATTTCTATTATCATAAATATAATGTAATTAATATATATATTTATGTCTGAATCTAGTAATACTTATTTAGAAATTATGAACGAAATAAAAGATCTCGAGCTTCTTGGAAAACAAAACTATAACCAAGAAATTTTAGATACTATTGAAAATTTAGTTGATGATATTGAATTAAAATATAAAGAACTTTTGACATCCAAAAAAGAATGTGAACAATCATTAGAATCTACCGTTAATACTTTAAGTCAGGAAAAAAACAAAATAAATGATGAAAAAATATCTTTACAAAATAGATTAAATGATTTAACTAAGCTATTCGAAGATAAAAAAAATGAATTAGAAAAATTAACTAAAGAAACTAAGGAAAATGCCGAACAGCAAAAAAAATTAGCACAAGAAACTTTAGAAAAAGCATTAAAAGGTGCTGATGAAGATAAAGCTAGAGATATTGAAAATAAATTAAAAGAAGTAAAAGATTCATTTAATGCCGAAAAAGATGCTATTAATAAACAACATAATTTAGATAAAAAAAATATGAAAGATGAATTTCTCAAAGAAAAAGAATCTCTTATGACACTTCATAAGGAAAGATTAGATCAAATTAAAATGCAAATTAATGATTTAAAAAATAATAAAAAATCATTAGAAGATGAAAAAAATAAAATTACAGGACAATTAAAAAGAGTCGAAAATAAACTTAAATCATTACAGGACAAATCTATTAATAATAATATTCCAGTAGCTCAGGTTGTTCCCGTAGCTGAGGCTATTCCCGTTGCTGAAAATGTTCCTATCTCAACACCTAAGAAAATTCCAGCACCTATAATTACCGATAACAATATCCCTACCGATGATGAAATTAAAGAACAAATTAAAGAATTAAATAAATTTATTAGTCATAATGCCAAATATGCTAATGCATTACCTCCTAGTAAAAACGAAAAAAGAAAAAGATTTTTAAAAAGAAATAAAGAACTACAGCAAAAGGTCGAAAATTTACAAGCTCAATTAGAAGGAACCAAGCCTAAAACACCTATATCTGAAAATAGACCTACATTTAGAATTGGATCTAGAGGAGGATATAGATATGGTTCTGATTTAGCCAGTATACATCCTAGTAATATTAGAAGTATATCCCCTTTCTCAAAAATACACAAAAAAACTAGAAAATCTAATAAAAAATCAAAAACTAAAAAATTAAACAGAAAATATAAAAAGAAGGGTAAATCTAGAAAAAGAGTAAATAGAAAGAAAAATACTAGAAAACGTTAATTTAGGAAAAATTATAAATAAATTATTATTTTTTATAATGTATTTATATAATGAAATTACCTTCAGTTGTAAACAAACTTTTGAAAAACAAGTATGTATGTTATGCATTAATGGTATTAGCAGCCGTTAATGTTTTAGGATACGTTAGTGTAAAAGCTTGGGAATGTGTAGTCTTATTTGCTGTCACCGCATACGGTGTTAAAATGATGAGTAAAAATTTAACTCTTGCTTTATTAGCTGCTATGTTTGCTGCTAATTATTTATTTGGATGTGGACGTGTTAAGGAAGGAATGGAAGATGCTATGAAGTCTGATGAAGATAAATTAGCTGAAGCCAGTGAAAAAGTTGATGAGGTTATTGATAATTTAGATGAAAAAGTTAAATGTGAAGAAGGAGAAGAATATAATGAAGAAAAGGGAAAGTGTGAAAAAGTTAAAGAAGATGCTGAAAATGCTAAGAATGCCATTGAAATTGCACGTGAAGCTGCATCAAAACTATTAGACGAATAAATATTATTTAATTTTTTTATTTTATATATAAAATATATAAAATGAAAGTAAATGCATTATTAAAAAGTAAACCCGTATTATACGTAGTTTTAGTTGTCTCTATTGTAAATGTTGTTCATTTATTTAACAATAAAAATTACGATATGGTTGCATTATTCTGTGTTACCGCATTATTATCTACATATTTTAGCAAAAATATGATCGTCAACTTATTATTAGCCTTAATTGTTACTAATGTTAATCAACATTTACTTAATAATATGGAAGGAATGGAAAATAAAAAGAAGTATTACACTAAAAATGCTGATGATAAATGTGTTGAAGTAGAAAATTATGATGAAGATTGTCAAGATGGACAATGTTTCACTAATAATAAATGCACTGAAAAATTTTCTCAAAGAAATATCCCAAAAAGCGAACCTGCAAAAGTTGATGGAAGCAAAGATAAACCTGAAGACCGAATTGATTATTCATCTACTTTAGAATTAGCATATGATAATTTACAAAATATGTTAGGATCTGATGGAATTAAAGGATTAACTGATGAAACTAAACGACTTGTAAAACAACAACAAAATTTAATGTCTTCAATTAATGGAATGGCCCCAGTTTTAGAAAAAGCAAAAGAAACATTAAAAAATGTAGATTTACCAGATATGGGTGAATTGCAGAAACTTGTAGGTGGTCTTAAAAAATAAAAATAAACAATTATAATATATGAAAAAATATTGTCCTCCGGGAGTTTTATGTATTGAAAATACTACACTAATATTTTTATTAATTATTATAATTGTTTCATTATTCGTTATGCATAATATACTATCTAATAATAAATTTTTTAATAAATTAATTAAAAATCATAAACATAATGATTTTCATATTCATACGCCTAATATTATACACCATCCTAGTAATATATTTTTAAATCCCCATATGCCTCCTTTGAAAAATAATATATATCATCCAAATAATACATCAGATATTAGAGGAATTCCCGTTAATATACAAACTCAGGGTAACCAGACATCATTTAGTCAAATTGGAATATTAAACAGAATAAATGGCAAAGAAACTATACTTCCTCTAATGGGAAAATCTTTACTTACAAATAGAAGTAAATTTCAATATTACACTATGACTGATAAAAATTCTGTAAAGTTGCCTATAGTGTCCAGAGGAAAAAGCAGTATGAATGAATATGGAGTTGATGAATTATTCAATGGAGATAATGTTTATGTTCAAGGATATGATGATACTTTTAAAGTTACTATATATGAAAATAATAATATACAATATATTCCTTTTTAAACCAAATATAAATAATAATTTTCTCATATATTATTTATATGATTCGTGATTTAATTCAAACATCTATTAATAGAAATTCATTGTCTAATACAGTTTCAAATAATATAAAATTATCCGATAATTTTGATATTTATAAAAAAAGATTAAAGGTTTTTACATTAATATCCGAAGGTGAAAAAATAGGAAGATATAATAACGAATACTATATTTTCTCCAATACTTGGTCAAGACAAATGTGGAGATGGTATTATAATGAAAATAGAAATAATACATTTTCCTACTTAGATTCTGAATTTGATGATTTTGTAAAATTTTTAGATTTAATAATTGAAACTATTAATTCTGAAATTAATAAAAGTATTTACGTTAAGTTAATCAATAAAATTAATTTCTTTATTAAAAACATTATAGTTGGATTATATAATCTTAAAAAAACATATATTGATTGTGATAAATTAAACAATAAAGTTGATAGTATTATATTAACATTAATTGATTTTAAAAAAGAATCTAATGAAATTATGGATATTAAATATTCGAATTACAAGGTTAGATCTTTATCTGAAGATAATTAAATATTTATAATATAACATTTAATTATTTAATTGAAATTTTTTATTTCATTTTGTTTTGATTCTAATTTTTTATTTAATTCATTTTGTTGTTTTTTTAATTTTTCTAATTGTTTTTTTACTTTTTCTCTTATATCATCATCATTTTCAGTTTCTTGTTTTTCTTCTTGAGATTCTTCTTGATTATTATTATTTTCTTCTTGTTTTTCTCCTTGAGATTCTTCTTGATTATTATTATTTTCTTCTTGTTTTTCTTCTTGAGATTCTCCTTGATTATTATTATTTTCTTCTTGTTTTTCTTCTTGAGATTCTCCTTGATTATTATTATTTTCTTCTTGTTTTTCTTCTTGAGATTCTCCTTGATTACTATTATCTTCATCAGCATCGCTAGTTAATAAAGCATTAAACCATTCTTTTGGGTTACCGCCTAGATCTATAAATGCTCTTATTTCATCATTAGAATCATTTTTTCCTTTTTCAACATATATTTGTATTGATTCCTTTTTATTTTTCCTAGAAGTAGTTGATTGTGAATTATTATCATTATCTAATGAAGGAATTTCAGGTATTTCAAAGTTAAAATCATTTAATATATCTTCTTCATTATTTTCTTCATTGTTTTCTTCTTCTTGTTTTTCTTCTTCTTGTTTTTCTTCTTCTTGTTTTTCTTCTTCTTGTTTTTCTTCTTCATTGTTTTTTTCTTCGTTGTTTTCTTCTTCGTTGTTTTCTTCTTCGTTGTTTTCTTCTTCATCAGATTCTAATTTTATAGGTTCATTTGTGCCTAGATTTTCTGATTCTATTTCATCTGGATTTATATCTGATGATTTTTCATCATTATTAGAATCATTTTTATCATTTTTATCATTATCATTAAAAACCTTCATTCTTTTTCTTTCTCTTTCTATGCTAGCATCTAATACTAATAATTTTTCATTCATTTTTGAAACAACTTGTTTATAATTTTTTATTAGTGGATATTTAGAATGATTATTTTTTAAATTTTTTAAATTTTTTCTGAATTCTTGTAAGAATTCATTTTCTAATTTAAAATATTCAATACCATCATTAGAAGATACTATATGTAATTCCATAGGCATTCTCCATCTATAATGATACTCATTACTTTCTTTATTTAGAATATTTTCAGGAGGAATAAATGTTGGGGCTGTTAATAAAGGAATATTATTTTTTCTGAAAAAATTTTCTAGTTCAGTTAAATTAAAGTTATTTTCTAATAAAGCAATATCTTTTATTTTTTCAGGAAAACTAATTAAATAACTCAATAAAGCATTATTTAATATATATATATTTAACCAAGTATTATAAAAAGCACTCAATGCTTTTTCTTCATCAAATTTTTTACCTAATACTTTTTCATTATCAATATCTTGAAATTCTCTTAATACTTCAATTATTGGTATAAAAGTATTTAGACTTACTGATGTTCTATAATTATTGTGAAATGATCTCATAAAATATTCATAAGAAGACATTATATATGTTTTATCATTAATATTATTAATTACTACATTCCAACGTTTAGATAAATCTGGAAATAATTCATTTAATTGATCAGATGATAATTCTTTTTTATTTTTAAAACTAGATAATAACTGATAATTAAATGTTTTAAATAGATTATTTATTTCATCTTTTGAAATATTTACAATTATATTATCATCTTTATTTATTTGTTCTAAGTTATATCTATTTTCTTCAAAAGATTTAATATTATATAAATAATAATCACTAGGTGTATCTTCATTATTATAAGCTACTAATGAATCTATTAAATATTCACTATCGTTATAATTTAATATGGAATCTGCTTTTAAATTTAATAAACTAATATTCGAATCAAAATCTATATCTAAAAATAAATATTTATTATCTTCAGATAGGTTACCTCCTTTTTTGATTTTTAATGATTTATTTTTTAAGTTTAAATGTCTTCTTTTCTTTCTAAAACTTCTTTTCTTTTTATTATTTTTATTATTTTTCTTTCTTTTTTTATGACTTTGATTATGGGTCCTTTTTATTTTATGTAATCTTTTTGGTGAAATTTTCATTATATATAAATAAAATTATATTATTTTATTATAAACTAAATATATAAATATGGTAAAATGCGAAAGCCTTGGATTTAAGAAACAAACAATAAATATATTAATGAATGTAAAACCTCCAAAATGTGAAGCTGGTTGTTTATTTAAATATAAATATGGTAATTCAGATTGTAATTTAGAAAATAAAGGAACTTATTTAAAAATATATAATAGAAGTAGTAAGGATAGTATTAATTTTCCTGATATGGGAAATATTTCTGTAAATGAAGTAAGATTATATACAAATGGTAAAACTATGATTAAAGGTAGGACTTTTTCATCTGAATTAATAATTCAACATAAAGGACCTATGAGTTCTTTATATGTTTGTATCCCAATTCAAAAAGTTCAAGATAATTTAGCAAGTCGTTCTTCTTATTGGTTTAGGGAATTTATGTCATTTATTCCTGTGCAGAAAAACAAAAAAGTTCGTGTAAATGTAGGTAGTGAATTTTCTATGAATAAAGTAATACCAGAATCAGAATATTATGTATGTGATGGAACATTTGATTGGAATGGAATGGGAACTTGTAATGATAAAATTCTTATTTTTACAAAACCAATTTATATGAGAAACACTGATTGGAGTAATTTAAATAAAAAGATAAAAAAAGATAATTCTAAACCTTATTTAAAATCTGAAACGTTTAAATATAATAAAATTGGAACTAGTGTCATAAATAGTGTATATAATGCTAAAAGTGACATACCGTTAACTTGTTCTTTAGTAGAAGTTGACGATGAAGGAAATGAAATAGATCAGTTAAATAAGACTAATAATATTTCTAAATCAAATATTCCTGATAAACCCGAAATTGATTTATTAAAATTATTAGGGCCATTACTTATTATATTAGGAATCATTATGAGTTATGGGTTATATAAGTTAATAAGTTATGCTGGTCATAAAATAACACAACGAACTACAGTTGGAACTTCAACAGGATAAATAATATTTTAAATATATTAAATAATATTTATTTAAAGATTACTAGCATTATGCAACTTGTTAAGTGTAGGTTTATATTCAGGTGGAATAATATCAGGAGATGCTATAGGTAACATATTACTAATTACTTCTTCTTCTACAGTTAATGGAAATTGATTAACGGTATGTAAATATTTAATTTTATTTTCTTCTCCAGCATCATACATTCTTACGTCTTCCTGTTGAGCTGATCGTTGAATTAAAACATAACCTGCTACTAATCCAAGAACTCCTACTAAACTATTTATTCCAAATAAACTTAAAGATGCTAAAATAACTAATGATTTACCTACTATACTGTCAACTACTTTTGATATAGCATTTGGGATTTTTACATCCATTACAATAAATACTGAAAGAAGAACAACTAAAACTAAATTATTTTTGTCTTTTGGTAAAGATTTTAAAAGTTTGTTCATATATGATAACATAATATTTTATATTATAGTAATTAGTAAAATTATTTAAAATTGATATTTAATATATAACTATCGATAATAATAAATAATTATGAGTAATGACACCATTGAACCGTATATTAGTAATAGAGGTTATGCTATACCAAAAGATTGTTTAGATGTAAAAGACCAAATTCTTTTAAGAAAAGATTTATCTGTTCAACCATATGTTCCTAAAAATTCATTTATTAAACCATCTAGTTTTCCTGTTTATAGAGAATCTCATAAAAAATTTTATATTCCAAAATTCTATGGAACTGATGTATATGGATCTACTGAAAAAAATAAATTATCTGATGGAATTCCTATTGATTTAGAATTTAATGGACAACTAAGAGAACATCAAATTACTGCCGTTGAAACATATATGAAAGCTGCGCGTGAAGTTGGTGGAGGATTACTAGAGCTTCATACAGGTTTCGGCAAGACGATCTTATCATTATACATCATATCTCGTCTCAAAACTAAAACATTAATAATCGTTCATAAAGAATTTTTATTAAGACAATGGATTGAAAGAATAGAACAATTTTTACCACAGGCAGATGTAGGCAGAATACAACAAAATAAAATAGAAACTGACGGTAAGCATATAGTTATAGCTATGTTGCAAAGTTTAAGTATGAAAGATTATCCTATTGAAATGTTTGCTGAATATGGATTGACTATAGTAGACGAATGTCACCATATTTCATCTGAGGTTTTTAGTAGAGCTCTATTTAAAGTGGTCACAAAGTATACTTTAGGGTTATCTGCGACAATGAAAAGAAAGGATGGACTTACTAAAGTTATAAAATGGTTCTTAGGTGATATTGTATTTACCAAACAGCGTAAAGGTGAAAATAAAGTATTAGTTAAAGCAATAACTTATGAAAGTAATGATGAAGAATTCGATAAAGATATATATGATTATAGAGGTCAAATTAAATATACAAGTATGATAAAAAAATTATGCGAATTTAATCGTAGAAGCGAATTTATGTTAAAAGTGTTAAAAGATTTAGTAGATAAACGCAGTGATGATGAACAAATTATGGTTTTAGCTCACAACAAAAATTTACTTAGGTATTTACATGATGCTATAGAACATAGAAATATAGCAACAGTAGGATATTATGTAGGAGGTATGAAAGAAATAGATTTAAAAATAAGTGAATCAAAAAAAATTATAATTGCAACTTATGCGATGGCAGAAGAAGGTCTTGATATTAAGACGTTAACCACATTATTAATGGCTACTCCAAAAGTTGATGTAAATCAAGCAGTTGGAAGAATATTAAGAAGAAAAGATCATGAAGCATTAGTTGTAGATATAATAGATATTCATAATACATTTCAAAGACATTGGAAAAAACGAAAGACATTTTATAGAAAACAAAAATTTAAAGTCATACATACAACTAGTTCAAAATATGATGAAGATAAATGGGAAACCGTTATAGATAATGGCAAATTCTTTAAATCACCTAAACCAAAAAATACAGTAGAAAATATGTTATTACAAGGAAAATGTTTATGCTAATCTTCCTTATCTTCTAAAACAAGTTTCAACTTATCAAAAAAATCATCTTTTAATTTATTATTTTTTAATTGTTCATCCATAGTTCTTATTATAAATGGACGAATATTATTACTTCTCATCATTTTCCAAATTAAAAAAATAACAACACTTTTATCTAATTCTTGTTGATTAATCTCTTTATATTTATTTTTAATTTCTTGATATAAATTCATAAAAATAACATTGGACTTTATTTCAGTCCAATTAGTAAAATATTTACTGAAAAATGATTTAAATTCTTCATTTTCCATTAATTTAGTTAAATCATTAAAAAATTCATTGTCGTTTATTAGTTCATTACCTTTTTCCATCGAATTATTACTTTCAATTAATGATGTAGTCATAGTATATTATATATACTAATATATTTTCATATTCATTTTTTATATTATACTTTACTGATATTTTAGGAATAAATTTAATTTATTACCATAAATGCTTTAATTTTTTTGTATAATATATAATATTTAATAATATTATATGAGCAATCATTTCTCAAATGATACATTAAATTTTGGTATAGAACTAGAGTTGATTGTAAAAGTGCCATCTCAAATGATTAAATTTAAAAAATTAAACATTAATCAAAAAATATTATTCTTTTCTAGAATAATAAAACATAATTTAAAACATATACCCATAGACGTATGTTTAGATTCTAAAATAACTAATTATAAAATTTGGAATTTAATAAAAGATAATTCTGTAAAAAGCGATAAAAATAATTATTTCGAATTAGAATTAGTTTCTCCAATAATTACTAATAAATATATACAGTTAGATCAACTTAAAGAAATACTCAACTTTTTAAAAAAATATGATGTTTCTGTTAATTCTTCTTGTGGATTTCATCTTCATATTTCTCAAAAAAGAATTCCTTTTTCATTGAATCAATTAAAAAGAATATGTAAAATGTTTATTACTTTTGAAAAACCATTAGATTCAGAAAATAAAGAAAGAATTAATAATAAATTCTGTCAATCTAATAGAGATAATATTAATTTTAAAAATAAATCTCTAGATAAATGTTACAATTTAATAGATAATTGTAGAGATAAATATCAACTTCTAGATTTAATTAATCCTATTGATAAAAATAGTCAAATATTTTTAGAAAGAGGTAAAGGTGAGGATTATGGTAATTGGTTTAGATGTCAAAGATACTATAAGCTTAATTTAACTAACTTGCTTAATGATAAAAAAACCATTGAAATTAGAAGTCACGCTGGAACTACTAACATAAAGACTATTGTTAAATGGATTAATACCTGGGAACAATTAATTGATACGTCTAATCTCTTATAATAATTAAGAATTTTTTATTTTTTATTTTTTTTAAAACTTTTTTAACTCTTTAAAAAAAATTTGGGAGAGATAAATTTTAATTCAATGATTAATTAATTGAATAATAAATGGTTATTTCCTTGTTTTCCGAGATTTTTTATTACTAGATCTCCTCCTAGTTTTTATCATTCTTTTTGTTTTCTTTTTATTTCTTTTTATAGATTTTCTTTTTCTAGATTTTCTTTTTTTAGTTCTTCTTCTTTTTTTACCACCATTAAATGTTAAAGATTTAGAAAACAAATCATTTTCTGCAGCAACATCTTCCCTTATTTTTTGTAATATATTAAATAATTCTAATTCACTAGAACCTTCTATATCTACTTCTTTTAAAGCTTCAGTCCAACGATTTAATACTTCTTCTTTAGCATTATCATATCTTAATTTTGTTTCGTCATCATAAATCTTATCATAATCTTTTGTAATATCTATCAATTGTTTTTGTTTTTTATTTTTTTTATCCTTAATTTTATTTACTAAATTATTGCCCTTATTTATAATATCTTTTATTTTTGATTCACTCATTATATATTATAAATATATTAATTTCTTTTTTTTATAGTTTTTCTTTTCTTTGACTTCTTAGATTTTCTTTTCTTTGTTTTTTTATTATGTTTTCTTTTTTTAGTTTTCTTTTTTTTATATTTTTTTCCTCCCCAGTTTGATGATACTTCTTTATCTTTTCCTTCTAACTCACCTATTGTATCCCATCCTCCTTCTGGTTCATCTCCTCTTAACATACGTTTTATTGTTTTTTTTCTAATTCTTTGTTTCACTTTCTTTTTTCTATTTCTATTGCTAGATGATGCCTTTTTATTTAAATCTTCATTATATTTTTCAAGAGCAATTTCTAATTCTTTTTCTAATATTTTTAATGCATTTAAACCTCTTTTTTTTAATAATTTATTAGACATAGCATTTACTGACATTGGACTACTTCTTCCAGTTAATCCTTCAAATATCTGAATTCTATCTTTTATCTCTTCTATTTTATCCCACCCTTTATAACGCTCTAAATCTCCTAATGGATTACTTGCTAATTTTATGTATAATGCTTGTTCCATTTTTATTTTTTTTTCTTTATCAATATTTTCTAATACTGAAGCCATTATATATATATATTAATTATATAAAAATTAATATATATAAATTATTATGTTAAAGGTTTTAGAAAACCCAGATTTAAGAAAACAAATTATATCATATACTGGAATAAATATACAAAAAAAATGTTGGATATGTAACGAACCTATAGTATACAATGATTTTCTAGAATCATATAATAAATTACATAAACAATCTTTTGATTATTTCTTATGTAAAAATATATATGTTTGTGATGATATATGTAACTTAATTTACATAATGCATTTTAAATATAATAAAGGATTAATATTTTTTTTATTAGTCATAACTACAATATTTATATTATCTTTATTATTTTTATTTTGGATTAGTCGTTTAGGTTTATAGTTTCATATCCTATATCATGAAATGGATAATCCCAAGTATCTTCTCTAGTTTTAAAATTATGATAGTAATATCTACCATCTGAATATTTTACTACCCACCAATTATTATCATTTAAATGTTTTATAGCCTCTTGAGTGGGATAATTAACATGCACGTTGTTAACACTTCCACAATTATAAGTGCATAATTCATACGTGCTACTTTCAGAATTAGAATTTAAAATGTTGAATGCAATAAAAAGAAATAAAGAATAAATTAATTTAATCATTATACTTTGATTAAATTAATATATTTAAATTAATTTATTAAATATTATAAATTTAACAGTTATTAGTTCTTCTAAAACTTACTGGTCCTGTTGCCCAAGGCATAGGACCTCTAGTATCTGGGCTAGAGTGTGAAGGAGTATTGGCTACATTGTTACCATATTGAGAATATCCGCCTCGCTGTTTACGAGATCTTCTACGGCGAGAACGACGAGACTTACGCTTTTTACCACCAATTAATTTACCACAACCACATCCACCTCGTTGTTTACGAGATCTTCTACGGCGAGAACGACGAGATTTTTTACTTTTACGAGAACGACGATTTTTTCTTGATTTACGTTTTTTTCCACCGCATTTATTAAGTTTAATAGCACTAGGGCTAGATTTACCAATGCCACTTAAAGCATCAGACGCTAATGATTCATTTGTTGCACCAAAAGACATTATATATATAATAAACTATAATTATTTTTCTAAAAATAAAATCTGATTTTTATTTATTATTTTATGATTTGATATTTCTACTGGTGTCCATTTTTTAAATTTATTATTATAAATACATCTCATATTATATGATACTCCTTCTCTTACATATTTATTAATAGATATATCTTCAAAATCTTCTTCATCATCGCTCATTTCAATATCATCCAAATTATCATTTTCTTTTATTCTTCTAAATAAGCTATTTAAATAAACGCTTAATTCATACGTAGGAACATTTGCATATGAATAAAATTCTAATTTATTATCATTATAATAGTATAAATTATAAATATCTGTATTATTTGAAGCTTCAATTCTAAAAGTTGCTTCTTTTATAACTTCATTTTTAATACGCTCATTGTAATAGCATCTATTATTATTCCAGTTTCTATGTTGTATACAATATACCGTAAACGATATTTTACTTAATAGCAACTTCATTTTATTATAATCATTACTCATAACAGATAATCCTACTACAATTGAATATTTAGAATAAAATTTTTTACTAATATCAGTATTAACTATATTTTCTAAATATTTTAATTTTGTATATTCAGTTTCATTAAATAAATTATATCCTTTATAATAATAAATAGATTCTGCATTATAAAAAACATAATTATCTATTTTTAGTAAAGTTCCATAAAATATAGTCCCTATTCCACTACTTAATTTATTATTAAAACTACATTGTTTTATTTCAATGTCATCAATACATCTCTTTTTCTTATTATAAAATAGTAACATACATACATTGTTTCCTTTAAATTTTGTAAACCACATGAAATATTTTTTACCCTTTGGAATTATAACATAGAAATTATTATTGTTGTTAATCTTTTTATGCAAATTTTTTTCATAAAAAGGTTTAATATTTGGAAAATTATTTATTATCTTTTTTTTATCAAAATTACTAATCTTCATATTACTATATAATAATAATACCTTTTTAAATTATTTTATTTAATAATTAGAGTATAATGATTTTGAATAATTATCCGGTTCTGATATAATCTCTTCATTATTTTTTGTTAATTCTTTTAAATAATTCTTTAATTCATCTTTCATATTACTTTTCATTGAATCATCTTCTTTCAGAGATTTATATATTTCATTGTATTTTTTTTTTGGTTTTTCTATTAAATCTATAGTTTTAGGAGTTGTCAAGTTGTCTTTTAAAAATATATAAATATAATGAATTGAAAATATTAATACTAGTGACAATATTATATGTTTAAATAACCATATAATCATTATATATTTATACGTTATATTATCTTTGATAATAAATAACTTACATCTTCTTTAAATGAATAATTATCATACTTTAAATCCGATATTAAATATACATCTTTTATTTTATTATTAATAATTTCTATTATTAATTTCGTTTTACTTTTACTATCAATCCTATAAACAAGTTTTTTAATATTAATTTCAATATGATCATTATCTATCTCATTAAATTTCACCTTTTTAAAATTTTCATTTGTAACAAATAATGTATATTTATCTAAATAATCTTTTACAATGAAATCTTCTTTATCTAAATCTGTTATAATATAAAATAATATTTCTCCATTTTTTAAAACATATTTACCTTTTTTTGACAATAATATCCTATTATTTTCGACAGATCCTTTTAATTTATTGTCTAATTTTTTAGTATTTATATGTTTTATGTCTAATTCTGATATATAATATTTATACATTTATTAAATAATATATTACGATAACTATTTAAACCGATTAGAAATATTTCTTATAAGATATAAATGGTAAAAATTATTTATGTTGACAAAAACGGAATCTTGTCTGTTAAATCATCCAGAAATACAGACGTTAATGAATTATATAAGAAATGTAATTTAAAAAATACAAAAGATTTTGATTTAAGACATACATGGAATGTAAATAACAATTTTTTTTCATTATATTCTAAATCTTCTGGAAGATCTACTAATATTAATAAATACGAATTGCCTCCTCCTCTAGATAAAGATTTATTTTATGGAAAACTATTAATTATTAAACATTCTAATAATAAAATAAATAACAATGAATTAATGGATATTGAAATCGATGAATGGAAAATTGTATATGAAAAATTATTTGGAGGATTTATAG